GGTAAACACATCTTCTGATGTATAGTTAGGAAAAAACAATATTTGTATATAAAATATATCAGAGTTTTGGTAGTTGTCAAGTATTCTGTTTTGCATTTTCTATGCTCCTGGGTCTTGATAATAATCTATCGTATGTCCCGTGTGTGTGTCTTCCGCTATAACAGTGTCGATTCCGCACTTTTTTGTTTTGTCTGCCATGTATTGACAGATTGTGTAGGGCTCTCCTGTTTTTGGATTAATTTTTCCAGAAGCATGCTCTGTTTTTCCGTAATGGCAAAAACTGTTGCACTTCCATCTGTTGTAGCCAGTTAGCAATTGAGGTCTGACAACTCCCTTTATTTCTTCAAACCTTTTCTTTAGCATCTTTTTTGTTGCTTCTATATCAGATTCATCATAGGCCATAGTAAACGGCCCGCCATCATTAATAAAGTAGATACTGGGCACTATTTGTTTTGCTTCTGGATACAGATGTGTAAGCGCGTAGTGATAGATTCTTAATTGAGGGTCTGCGCATAGTTTCCAGAAATCTTTGATTTCTCCTGTTGCCCAATCCTTCCTCATTCCCGTTTTCCAGTCTGTAGCCTCATAGACTCCGTTTCCAGCGTCCGTTATAAGGTCGACCGTTCCTTTTATAGAAAGGTTGCCATGAAGCCTTGAACCGTCTGGCATAATGTAGTCGTATTCAGCCCAAGGTTCATCAATTGTGATGTCGAAGTGTGGTTCAGCATCAACAATCTTTCTTTTTCTCGGGTCATACGCTCCATTAGAATATTCAATAGCTTTCCAGGCCCATTTTTCACAGTCCTTATAGTCTTTATTGCTAAAATCATGTATAGACTTTTGTGTATAGTAATCAAAAGAAAGTCGGCTCAATTCATTTACAAACGAGTCTTCATAAATTCGGTTGGTTGGCTGGTCGCCCAAAGCGTCATCATGAAATACAGAAGACTTTTCTTGTTCAGACTTTTTGCCTTGAGCTAAACATTCTAAGACCTTATGGACTATAGTTCCCTTCTCTGCTTTTTTTCCTCCTGGGGACGGTAGGCCAAGAACATAAGACAGGAAATATTGCTGTGGGCACATTCCGTATGTATTGAAGGAGCTGCTTCTAAAATATGTAATTATCATTTAGTGTGTTTCGCAACAGACTTGAAATCAACAAAACACCACTCAGACAATTGATTGTATATTTTTATATTTTGTTCTTCCACACTCATATCTTGATTGTCTATTGTGCAATCAAAGCCATCGTAGCTGTCTAAGGCGATTTCGCTTGCGTGTGTGTCAGAACCGTTAAATATATCTCTTGTAAGTCTTATAACCTTGCCACCAGCCACTTGGACTCCTTCGACCTCATTCGGGAATCTACAGTCAACAATTACGGCGAGCTTTGGGTTATCGGCCCTAATTCTTCTTACTGTAGAATCTACCCATACATTAGGATATATTCTTCTGAAAAAGTCTGTCCCTACATACTGCATAACTTCCCTAGCACTCATTTTACGATTCACCTTTTTTTCTGCGAGAGTGTTTGGCAAATCAATCTTAGTCGGAGAATTTTTTTCTTCGTCTGTTCCATAACATTGAGCATAAGTCAATCCAAGTATATTCATACATGTTGCTTTTAGAGGGTCTGCAAAATTATAAATTTTTACATCCTTCCAAATATTTTCAGACATATACGAAACCATTGCCGGGTGGTAGGTTGTTGCCGGAAAAACACACGGCTTGTTTTCACCACCTTCTGACTCAAACGGAACAAGAAGTTCTCCACCCTTGTTTATTTCTGCATATTCAACCAAATCGTTTGAAAGCATTGCACAACCCATAAGGAAGTTTCCGCAGCTTGTTTTTCCGGATTGTTTTTTACCGGATATCCCTAGTATCTTAGTCATATATTAACCCCATCTATTATTGGCTTTATTTCTTCTGTTATCTCATCTGCTTTTAAGTCACCAACGTCCTCTTTTATTTTAGGAAAATACATTCTATATTGCCTTCCTAGTTGTGATTTTAATTTTTTCGAGCCTTCTACTCCGGCCTTATCTGGGTCTAGTAAAACTATAACTGAAAGAGCGCCTGACCTATCCAACAAAACTCTTTGGGTGTCTGTAAGTTCAGTCCCAAAAAGAGCAAGACCTACATGGATGCCGTTTTCTTCCAGCCTCCAAACATCACCAGCCCCCTCAATAAGTATTGCAACCCCAGATTTTCTAATGTGTTCTGACGCAAACCAGTAGTTGTATAAATAATTTTTAGCCTCAAAAGAGCTGTTTATCCATTTTGAAGTATTTTTTATATCAGAAAAATTCGTTGATGTAGGGCAAGGACATTTTGGTTTGTGCCATCTATTGCATTTTTTGCATTGTGGAAATATAGACCTTCCCAAAAATCCCGAAACATACCTATACTTATCATCATATACAGGAACAACAATTCTTTGTAGTTTATTATATAGTCCAACATCGTATTTGTCAAGGATTTCTTTGGAATAGCCTCTGTCGATATAATATTTTGCTGGAAATTCAAGTGTGTTTCTTAGTTTTTCCTTAGTCCAACCGCTTTTTTCTTGTTTGGGCTGGAGGCTAAGTTTTTTCATAGAAGATATGTATTTTCTTCTTTCTATAGTCTCTGCATTGGGCTTATTTATTTCTTCAATTTTTGTATACCCTAAGAACTTAACCAGAAAGTTAACAGCCTCTTTATAGCTGACGCGTTTTCCTTTATGGCTAGACAAAACACCCCTAACGAAACCGACTATAGTTGAGCCGTATAGTAGCTTGTTGTCTGGGCCTTTCTTTTTTTCACAGTGATGTGTTCTGCAAACCCAATAGCCTCTTACTTCTTCTCCTTCTGGATATAGATTCCATGCGCTAAGATTATCGCCGCCATGAACCGGACATGGCCCAACAAGCATTTTACCATTTGCTCTAAAGTCAACCCCAAGCTCAGAAAGAAGCTCTTCGATATTCGCGCAAGCCATATCCTTTATTTCTTCTATTAGCTCGTAATCAAAATGTAGGTCTTTAGTTTTTTTCATGGTCTACGCCAAAAGGTATATCATCTAAATCTTCAGAGACGTTTTCCGGTTGAGGGTTTATTCCCTGCTCAAGCTCTCTTTTTATTTTTAACTTTGTTTTCCCCTCTGTTATTCTGGCCTTTGCACCCTCCATTTTCATATTAATATAATCGCCCCTAGACATTCCAGGTCCGTGTCTGTGTTTAATCAAGACCAGCTTATGCGTCCCCTCGTTTGGGTCAAACGCTTGAAGCTCTTCATCGCTTTTGGGTTTGAATATAGCAAAGTTTGTGGTTAGCCACATTACTCTGTCTGAACCAGCTACAACATCAGAGGTTTCTTTATCAATTCCGTCTCTATTAAGCTGAATCATTGTGAATATGGGGACGTCATTTCTAACTGCTAGATTGTGTAAGGATGTCATCATAAAGCCTAAAACCTGATACTCTTGAACTCCAATTTTTAAATCTTCCCCATTCATGAGCTTAACATAATCGTATATAATCATGCAATCTTTTGTTCTTCCGTCAGATTCAAACCCAACCGTTTTGTGTATCCACCTTCTTATGATGGCAAGCGTTTCCTCAAAAGGGATTCCGGAAACATTTGTATAGTCTATTGGCAGGGACTCAATCTTATCAATGGCCTCTACGACCCTTTTCCTTTCAGAGTGATTTTTTCCACATCTTCCGCTTTCAATTTCATTGATGGTTACGTCTGAATAATTTGCCCCCATCCTATACCAGTGGTCCTCGTCTGACATTTCTGTGTCCAAATATAGAACGGGAATGTCTAGTTCTGCTAAATGCTTTGCCAAGTTATCTGAAAGCATGCTTTTACCAACTCCGCTTCTTGCTCCTATCATGCTAACAGCTTTTCTTCTACATCCTCCTCCGATGGCTTCATTATATGTGGGCCAGGGGGTTGGAAGACCAATAATCTCTGTAGGATTATCTAGCCTGTCCATGATATGGTCTCTCATCCCGTTGCCTAGTCTTTGCGGGTCTGTTCCACTAGAACTACTAAGCTTGCTAGTAAAGTCAAAAATACATTTTTCAGCGATGCCTAATATCTGCTCTATTGATTCGTCTCCGCTAATGTCATCAAGAGAAGAGTCTGCATCTCTCATTTGGTTTCTAAGAAGCCTCGCAATCTCAAGCCTGCTAATTTTTGCGCTAAAGCTTCGTACATTTTCTAAAAGTATGTGTGTATTGAAAATGCTATTTAGGTGGTTTACTTCGTCTTTTTTTTCTACCAGCCAAGAGTATCCCAGGTCTTTAGCCGCTGAAAAAACAGAAGACTCGTCTAGCTGTTTAAGCTCCTTTTCTTCAAACAAATGAGAGAAGCATTTATATATTGCTTGATTTGACCTATCAGTAAAAGATAAGGGGCTCAACATAGGGGCTACGTCAAGATACGCGTCGATTCCGTAGGAGTATAGTCCTGCTAAAACTGCTCTTTCGGAAGCTACGTTTCTATTATTGTTCTCTGTTGGCATTTAATCTACCTTTTCTGGTGCTGCAAGAATTGCACTTCCACGAATTTTCAGATGGGATTGAGGAAAAACCATGGGACAACACAGGAGAGACTTTCGTTTCAGAGCTACAAATACTGCACATAACATTAATTAAAGATGTGTCGTTCATCCCTAGCTCTTTCCTTCTATTTCTTGGTGTTGTTTTTACGTCTTGGTTTTTGCCTACTAAAGATTCTCCAGTTTCTGGGTCTATTAACGATTCAGTCATGTCGTCTATAAAAGGTTCGTTGTTTATGCCAACATAGTTTCCAGAAAGGCCTTTTCCACCAATGGGTTCGGACCTCATTCTTTTTCCATCGGCTAAAGACCCAGAATGTCCGTCGTCTTTTTTTGATGGCGCTGTAAAGTCATTATATTTGCTATCTATCGTTTTGTCAATGTTTTTATCAATCAGTCCTAAGTCTTGTTCTTTCGGTGGAAGCTGGCTTTGATGTTTCAGCTCATCTATAGAATATTCTTTGGTAAGAACACCTTCTTCTTTTTCTTCCTCTTTTACAACAGAGCTTGGAACAGATAGCGGCTCCCCTGTTATGTTTGTGTAAAGCCCGCATATCAAATGCCAATCTTGTTGTTCTACAGCTATTTTTAGTATTTCTGAAAAATCAGGCATAATTTTGACCTCTCTTTGTTTCTTGATATTTAGTTAGCTTATCAGCCTGCGCTCTCAATGAGTTGGGTAGGTAAATTAGGCGTGAGTGATAGCTAGACGCTTCGTCAGCTACTTGTTGTAACCTTTCGGCAACATCGTCCTGCTTTACTGCGTAAGCTCTCTTTAGTTCGTTTTCCATATATCGTGTGATTTGATTCTTGATTATTGGGGCTATGATTGTATTTATTTTCCTATTGCACCAATCTATCTTTGATTGTAAAACATTAATTTGAGACTGAATAAAGGTAGCCTCCTGTACAAGCAAGTACGCTCCTTCCGCACACTCCTGTTCCGAAAATTTATTTAGCAGCAGAGGACTTATGTGTATCCATCTATCAACTGTGGTTGGACCTAAAGAAGCAAGTCCTACCGCAACCTCAAATTGATTTAGAGCTTTCTCTACTTCTTCCCATCTCTCATCAAGACTTTGATATAATGTCATCCCAATCGCCAATCTTGTTGTAAGGTAATACTATGTACTTAATATTGTTTATATTGCACCACTCTTCTTTTTTTGCGTCGTTTTGCTTTGATTTGGCAAATCCCCACCTGTCTTCGTGGAAATGAGCAACAAATTCGTAGTGTTGTCTTCCGTGAACTTCAATAACTGCTTTTCTGTGTGGTAGATAAAAGTCTGCGTATTGTTGAGCTCCTGGCAAAGGTACTTCTTCTAAAACCCTTTGAGTAGGATACATTTGTCTAAGAATAGACCTTGCCTGAAGATGCAGCTCGCTCCTTTTTCTTCCGTCGTCTAAATCCGGCAAATGTCCTGTAGGGGGAAAGCTATGCTCTCTTCCGTTAAGGTCTACTACTTTCATTTTTTTTAAATTTCTGTTTTAAATACTGGTTTTGTTATGTCTCTGTCTATAAACCCAAATCTAGGATAATCCTCTGGGATATTGTGTTTATTTTCAACAATCCAATTGCATAAAATGATATTGGCAGCCGACTGTTCTGGTAAATGGTTTAGGAAAGACCCGTCTCTTTCTGACTCATAATCCATAGAATTCATATATTGCTCTTGTTCGCATAAATTCAGCCATAACTTAATAAAGTCCAAAGAAACGTCTGTTTTTCTAAAAACCATCAAATTTACAACACATTGTAAAAAGTTGCAGGAAAAATCATAATCTATTGCTAGATTACGCAGGCTGTGTTGCTTGCACCATTGCTTTAAAGGCTGTACGTGTAACTCTTCTCCTTGCTCTCCTGTGTTAAAAATTATTGTTGAAACAGACATAGGTATAAAAAAATCAAAGTCACACCACTCTAGCCACTGAGGAAATAGATTTTTTAGATTTTTTATTTCTGTATATTGTCGATATTTTTTGTAATTTATGTCATGATATATTAGAATATCTCCGGTAGACATTTTTTTTATTTCTTCATGAATTATTGCTGGCTTCCATGCCTGATTTCCAATTTTCCCCCAATGGCCGCTATTTGGAACCTCTTTCACATACTGTTCGGATATTTTTCTTGATACTTTTGATGGTGTATAAAAAATTGTTTTGTCAAACGAGTCTTGTAATATGGCCTTTATCCCATGTCTTCTGTCTTTTAAATCCCAGCCATTGTCGATTGGGTGACCCTCGGTGTAGAACGTTAAAAAATTCGTTTTCATTCACTCATACCAAGCATGTCATATATGTCCTTTTCCAGGAGGTCTAAGTAATCGGGGTTCGCCTTTAATAAATCGTGAGCCTTGTGTTCTCCTTGGGTCTGAACAAGTTTTGACATTTCTGGAGTAAGCTTGCCCTTTTTATCTACAGCCCATTCATCCACTCCCAGCACATCAAGATGATTCTGCATGTATTCTAAAACATACCAGGAGCCAGAAACCTT